TGATATACTTTCTTCACAAACAGACGCTCTTAAAGTTGCAACAGAAGAATTTAAAGCACCTAATAAACCAATTCCAACTCTACCAGAGGCAATAGATTTACTGGATTCAAATATAATTGACAGTATTAATGCAATAGGATATATTTCAACTGATATTTGGAATGCTAGGGCAAAAAGAAGTATTGCATGCGATTCTCTTAATAAGGCAGAAGAATTGTATACTCAATATAATACTGTTTTACCTTCAGGGATTAATTCGTGGCCTTTTAATCGGAGGGACCAAAAAATAGCAGGAGCCTGTGGGTTTAATCCTCCTACTGTAAATGGAATTGAATTATTTACAGATTTTGATGATTGTATCAATAGAATTACACATCCAAGAGCACATATCAAAATTTTGATTGATTGGATTAAATGTCATAGAGATGCTTCTGTAAATAAAAATGGTATTGGTGGAAATGTAGGGCGTTGGAATGCTATTCTTAAACAATTTGAAGATCTTTATAAGAGGGGTGAGGGTGCTTCAGTTGTTTATAGACGAGCATCTGATGCTTCTTTAGTTGAGTATACTTCCGCAGAATCCGCAGAGGATCTTTCATTACCGAATAATTCAACAAACTCAGTTTTACGATATTGCTCCGAAGTGCTCCGAAGAAGAATAAAAACACTAGAATATAGATTACAAATAATAAAATGTCTTATGGAGAAATGTTTTGATCAATTTTACTATACCGATTGTGGCCCCGGTGGTCCTTGTCAAACACCTAGAGTCTTTGATTACTACGACGATCCTACTGTACTTCAGGGGCTCCTTTTTGAGTTACAGAATTGTCTAGAGAAAGTAATACGATTAGCGGACAAGTTAGGCTTGGGCAGTGATGTCAATCTTTCGTCTATAATCCGGCGATGGATGTGGGAATTTGGTAACGACCGGAGTGCAGGTTCCTGTCAGTTCTGCGGATATCAAAAATTCATTCCAGACAATTGGCGTGGAAGCACCGATAATGATTATATACCCGGCGAATCTCCATGCCCCGATGTGTCGCAGGGACTGGATTGTTTGAGGAAACCTTTTGGTAGTCCACTAGGTGACCCTGACCTGACTAGAGAAGAATGGAGCATTATTTTAAATACGATGTTTGAACAAATGCTACCTGTAGTCATTGGTAATATATTAAAGAATCCATGTCAAATTCTAGAATTATTTAAGCATGGTTCAAACTCTCGTAACAATTGGAGTATTCCGAACGATTTGTATGAAAATGCTGGAGGATTAAGCGGAATAACTCAATGTCTCCAGAGTAATGGTATTGATACTACACCAGGATCAGTTGATAATCCATATGGTGTTTTGCCGAATGGAATGGGGTCGCAAGTACCTCCTGCTCCAAATGGTTGTATAGAGAGGCTTCAAAGTCTTTGTGACAATTTTAACAATCACCCATCAAAAATCGGTGAAATTATGAATTGTGTGTATGAAAAACTTAGAAGACTCATTGAATGTGAATTCGATTGGCTTAAATGCAACGAGAACGGGGAAGTTGAATATAGAGATCCCGAAGAAATACAAAATGCCATTAATAAATTTATGAGAAGAGCAATCATACACTGCTGTGGAAAAGTGGGGGTATGTTGTAGACGAGACTGTGAAGAATATTGTGTACCATCAGGCTGTCCGACTGTTGAAGATCCAGACAATCCATCTACATTAGAAGGAGATTTGATTAGTTGTGCAGCGATTGCAGATTTTATAATGAACTCAAACGGTGCGCCAGTTCCTGATTGTTTTGTGTGTGTGGGTACTGTAAAGGGAAAAATTGATATTGATACTGGATTATTCCGTTCTAATTCCAACTCTCAAGACGGAGGGCTTCCGGATCCAAATGTTGGTGGTGGTGGCCCTACAGTTGGTAATGACAATATCTGCGGGGAAATTATTATTTCTACAACAAATGTGCAACAAATGTGAATAATGATAATTTAGGTTAAATTTTACGAAATTTGTTTTAGAGGAAATTAAACACTATCGATTAAGTTGATTTTAAAGTTTATGAATGATATGGAAATCCCTAACACGAAGAATATTTACTCGTCAACTAATAGCGTTTCTCATATTAGAGGATTTCCTGTTAAGTTAAACTCTGAAAGTGATGATTATTTTATTCCTTGGTTGAGAGAAGATTTATCGTGGGAGAATAATTTTAAAAATCTCAATGATTGCTGTAGTGCTAGACAATTAAAATTTTTGCTTGGGGACGAATGTTACGAAGAGATCGACGCTCAATTATCAATACCAACAGATCATCCCGATTCTGAAAAAATTAGGATTTCTGGTATATCGGCATGTCAAAAATTACAAAGGTATTGGACAAATTGGTTTGCTCCTGTTAACGACAGGAGCACACAAGGAACCATTAGATTGTGGAATAAATGGAAAAGTTCCATAAATTCTCTTTCAGATCATTTGAAAAATGACTCATCTAAAAAAAATTGTGATGATATAGTTCATCCATTATTTATAGAAAGCGGAATGGTTCCGTACCTTCCGATTGATGGGGATCCCATTTGCAATTACACATGGAGAGTGGCAATATGTGGTGGAGATGGCAAAACAGATTTGCATCATCCATATGATATCCCTTTCACTGATAGTTGGTGGATGATTTACATAAATGCAAAAGTTTCTGGTAAAAAAATTCCTACAATAAATCCAGTTTGGTTTAATAGAATGGGTCAAGAGTATACTAGAGGATTTAGAATATCTTGCGCTGCTAAAGTATTAACTAATCTGTCTATAGATTGGCCTGGTGTAAGTTTTGGGGCAGTTCCCGCAGGAGTGATTACATTTAATTCAAGTTCTCCGTGTACAGGAATTGGTGATTTACCTTTACGAAAAACAGATGTCAAAAGATGGAAAATGGATCTTTCGGACTATAAAACCCCTTACATATTTTCGGAATCTCAAAATGCGAATTCTAACGAATGTATAACCTCAATCGTTCCAATTCGTTTTTCATTTAAATCTAAATGTTTTTGCAAAAACAAAATTCACAACATAAATGATATGACAATTGGTGAATACACTCTTTCAGAAAATTGTTTATGAGCGACTATTATTACCATAATACTATTAGAAAAGTTGTTGTGGCCTTTGCATCTTTATTCGATAACATATATGTGTCTAGAAAGGGTGCGGATGGTTCTGAAATTGAAAGAATCAAAGTTCCAATTTCATATGGACCAAAGCAAAAGTTTTTGTCGAGGCTTGATAGAATTGGAAAAGACTTTGAACAGAAAATAGTTTTAGAGTCCTATTTACCGAGACTTTCTTTTGAAATCGGTAATCTTCAATACGATTCATCTAGAAAATTGAACAGCATACAAAAAACTGTTGCACTTTCTTCTGATAATGATTTGTATCGTAGACTAGAAAAAGTTCCATACAATTTGTCTTTATCATTAAATATCATGAGTAAAACAATGGATGACAATCTGCAAATTATAGAACAGATTCTTCCTATGTTTGGTCCTGAGTTTACATTTACTATTAAAGCAGTAGAGCCAACTGATATGGATGTTGATATTCCATTAGTTTTTTCTTCAACCACGATGAGTGACGGTGATGACGGGAGTTATGGGGATTATGGAACAAGAAAAATTACAATATCGAATATCCAATTTACAGCAAAGATGTATCTATACGGTCCTGTGAAAAGAGAAAAACTTATTACACAAACCGAAACAACATTTTTTGATTTTGATATTTTTGATTCAACAATAACTCCTACTAATTCAATTTCTACGGTTGAAGTTAATCCTCAAAAAGGAGTTAATGCACAGAATTATGATGCCAATTCCCCAATTGGATCGACCAATGGAGCAGAAATTTTTATATCAGGACCGGACTACGGTGATACAACATATCTTCCGGGTACTACTTCCGGTCAGCCTTAATCAGGAGCACCATAAACTATATGCTAAGTTCAAATGATAAAATTTCAGAGGAATTGAATATTACACCTGAATATAGAGAAGAAGTCAATAGATCTGATTCAGGGCAGATAGAAATATCAGGTAAAACTTACAAACCAAATGAAGCCGATGACGATTATAATGAAGTCAGAAGAAATCTGAAGGTTGTGATTGAGCAATCCAATAGTGCTATACAGGGGATTCTTGAATTGGCTGAGGACAGTCAGCAACCTAGAGCATATGAAGTTGTTGCACAATTAATTGGACAGACTCTAGAGGCAAATACACGACTCATCGACTTGCATCGTCGCATGAAAGACATAAAGAAAGAGGATGGTCGATCTAAGTCTACAAGTGTTACCAATAACAGTATTTTTGTTGGCAGCACAGCAGAGTTGCAGAAAATGATAAAGGCTCAACAAAAACAGATAATAGATGTTAAGCCAATTGATGGTGAGTAAAAATAATGGTTCGAAAAATTGATGACACATATCTGGGTAACCCGCTATTAAAAGCGGGAAATATCAAAATAGAATTCAGCAAAGAGCAGTTGGAGGAGTACATCAAATGCTCAGTTGATCCAGTCTACTTCATGGAAAACCACATGAAGATTGTCACACTTGATCAGGGATTAGTTACAATTTCTCTGTATGATTTTCAGAAGGAAATTGTCAGATCAGTTCATGAAAATAGATTTACTATTTGTAAGATACCTAGACAGTCAGGTAAAACAACCTGTTTGATTGGTGAAATCGTACATCAAGTGCTTTTTAACTCTAATTATAAAGTTGCTATTTTGGCTAACAAGTTAAAAACAGCAACAGAAATTATGGACAGGGTTAAAATTGTTTATGAAAATCTTCCGAAATGGATGCAGCAGGGGGTTATTGAGTGGAACAAAACGAGCATTACACTTGAAAATGGATCTAAGGTAGTGTGTTCATCTACATCATCAAGTGCTGTCCGTGGTTCGTCATATAATTTTTTGCTGTTAGACGAATTTGCATTCGTTCCGGATGAAATTGCAGAAGACTTTTTTGCTTCTGTGTATCCAACAATTACCGCAGGACAAACCACTAAAACGGTGATAGTCAGTACGCCAAATGGATTGAATCTTTACTATAAGTTGTGGCAAAACGCCAAACAGGGAAGATCAAATTTTAAACCGGTTGAAGCACATTGGTGGCAAATTCCTGGTAGAGATGAGAAATTCAAAACAGAAACTATAAAAAACACATCTGAAAGACATTGGGCGAGTGAATATGAATGTGAATTTCTCGGTTCTCAGGATACACTTATAAAGACATCTAAATTGGCATCATTGTCATTTTCTGAACCTATTCTCAAAACAGATGATGGATTGTCCGTTTACGAATCTCCTAAAGAGAATCATATCTACTCAATTACAGTAGACACAAGTAGATCTATAGGGCAAGACTATAACGCATTTGTTGTTACTGATGTTACTGAAGTTCCATATAAGGTAGTTGCAAAGTACAAAAATAATCAAATACCAAATGCTCTATATCCGAATGTAATTTTTTCAGTTGCTAACAAATACAATGAAGCCTATGTTTTAGTAGAAATAAATGATGTGGGACAGCAGATAGCAGATCTACTTCGTGAAGAACTTGAATATGAAAACATTCTAGAGGTAGTGGTTAAGAGCAAAAAAGCACAGAAACTTGGAGTTGCATACGGCGGAATGCGATCTTATTCTGGACTGAAGATGAGTGTTCAAACAAAGAAAATTGGTTGCATGGCACTCAAAGAAATG